GCTGCTTGGAATAGAAGGATCATAATCCTGGTCATTCTTGGCTTGGTTATATTCACGCAGGTAGCACCTGTTTGGTTTGATGTACCTACAGTAATACCAACAATAGTAGAGGGTGCTAGTTTCTTAGGGATTCAGCTTACACCAGATGTAGTTGAATATAGAACAGTAGAAGGTATGCTCAAGTTTGATGAGATATTCAAATGGGCAACTATGATAATCGAGTTCTATTTTGGAGCACAATTAGCAAAAGGAAAATAATATGACATTTAGAGGATTAATCAACGAGGTATTGATAAGACTAAGAGAAGATACGATTAGTAGCGATTGGTCTGGGGATATTAATGATAGTTCAACTGTATCTGCCTATCATAAACTAATAGGTGGCTTAGTTAATGACGCTAAACGCCATGTAGAAGAAAGACACGATTGGCTAGTTCTAAGACAGACTGCTGACATAACTACAGTAGCCTCAACCAAGAATTACACCTTATCCTCTGGTCAAGAGATTAAAGTTGTTGATGTTATAAACAATACCACAGGAACTCAGCTAGTCCAGGTATCTAAAGCCTACCTTAATTCAATCAAATACCCTACTGATCCGACAGGTGAACCTCTTCACTATGGCTTTAATGGGGTAGATGCTTCTAATAATTTAAAGGTTGATCTATCCCCTGTTCCGATAAATGCTGAAACTATTTCATTCGATATAGTTAAGTATCAGGCCACTCTAACCGAAGCTGATACAGTATTAAGTGTTCCAGAGAAGCCAGTTATATTGGGTGCGTGGGCAAGAGCAATTAGCGAGAGAGGTGAAGATGGTGGTACACAATCTAGTTTAATGGCTGGAGAGGCTTCAGAGTCTTTAAAACAAGCTATTATGGTTGATAGTGGCAATACAAGATATGAAACAGATTGGTTTGTTAGCTGATGGCTAAAGGATTATCATACCAACCCCTATTCGACTTTGGAGTCAATGGACTCAACACTCAAAGTAATCCATCAACCCTAGACCCCTCATGGCTAACTGCTGCTGAGAATATTGTTCTAAGGGAGTCTGGAAGAATATCTTTTAGAAAAGGACTTAAACAGAAAGTAGTTCCAACTGGTACAGCGATAGCCTCTCTAGTTGAACATAACGATCAAGGTACGAACAAGATATTCGCTAGTCATGGTACGAGTATATACACGATAGACTTTACCTCACCCAACTCGGCCTTTCCATCTAGCGGTGCTGATGTTAAACACACAGTAGCCAATTCAAGTGGAGATTGGCAGTATGTAAACTTTAATGATAGATTACATTGCTTCCATACAGGTGTTGTTCCCCAGAGATATGATGGTTCTCTAGGCTCTGGTTCTAAGTGGACAGCACACGCTACTGACCCTGCTTCAATATCAACCTTGTTTGATCCCTCTTGCGGTATGGGATATTACGGAAGAATCTGGGCAGGTGGTGTGGCAGAGGCAAAAGATGTTGTTTATTATTCAAACCTGTTAGATGGTGATGATTGGACAGGTGGTGATACTGGCCTTATAGACTTAGCAAAGGTATGGGGTAGTGATGAGATAGTTGCTCTAGCACCCTTCTATGGAAAACTTGTTATATTTGGTAAGAATAATATAGTTGTCTATAACTCTCCACAGGTAGTTGGCTCTTTAGCTGTTGATGAGGTTATTAGAGGTATAGGTTGTGTTAGTAGAGATAGTGTTCAAGCCATTGGTGATGATCTGGTATTCCTATCAAACACAGGACTTAGGTCGCTTGCCAGAACAACTGAGAAAGATAAACTTCCTCTGACTGATTTAAGTGTCAATATCAAAGATACACTAATAAGAAATATCGGTATCAGCACAAATGTTAAAGCGATTTATCTTGAGTCTGAAGGTATTTATATCATGTCTTTTATTGATGAGAATATCAATTACGTCTTTGACTTTAAGCATATAACACCAAATGGTGTTCCAAGAGTGACCACTTGGGTATTTAGTAATGATAGAGAACCTGCAAGTTTAGCCTATACCAAACTATATGGCCTATTGGTAGGACAACAAGATGGATCATTGGCTGGATATGAGGGTCATTACGATGTAGATTTGGCTTGGGTAGATGGTGCAGCATCCTATAGTAACTCTTCTTATTCATCTGATATATCTTCAGCCTGGATAAACTTAGGACAAAGTGTTTCATCAACGCTGTTAAAAAGAATGTTGTTGGTTTTAGAGGGTGGTTCTGGTGCTACACTTGGTTTAAAGTGGTATAAGGATTTTACTTCAACACCATCACCAACAACCAATCTTGAGTTAAGACCAGCAACAACGACAGGAACTTACCTCTGGGGTGATTCTACCTCATTATATGGTACAGCTAAATATACACCGATTTTTGGTTTACGAGAATATAGAACTCCGTTAACAGGAAATGCCAAACATATAAAGATAAATCTATCTGTGGCGAGCAATGGCTTTGATGCAATGATTCAAAATTTAACAATATTACATAAAGAAGGGAAAATATTATGAGTAACTACACTATAAATGTAGACTGGGATGGCAAAGACGCACTAGCAGATAGTAATGCTGCGAAGGTAATTTCTGGTGATGACTTCCAAACCGAATTTGAAACTGTACAGACAGCAGTTAATTCTAAAGCAAACTTGAATGGAAGTTCCAGCGAGGACTTTGCAATAAATAATGGTACTGTAGCAGGTACATTTGCTATAACGGGAGTGCCGACAGCACCAACACAATCAGCAGGTAATAACACTACTCGAATTGCCACTACTGCCTTTGTAACAACCGCAGTAAGTAATGCTACTGTAACTGCTGCTGAAGTTAATGCTTTAGCTTATCCTATAGGCTCAATATATACTGCAATAGTAAGTACAAATCCAAATACTTTATTGGGAGTGGGAACTTGGTCTGCATTTGGTTCGGGCAAGGTATTGGTGGGTTTAGATTCTGGCGATGGTGATTTTAATTCCTCTGAGGAAACTGGCGGTGCTAAGACTGTTGGTTCTGGAACATCTGGAAGCACTACGCTATCAACTTCTCAAATGCCATCACATACTCATACTTTAAACGCATATACTGGTACTGGTGGTGGTTCGGGTTTTAGCACCGGTGGTGGCACTAGTGGTTATCATACAACTAGTTCAACAGGTAGTGGCGGTGGACACACTCACACAACACCTTCACACTCATTAGTACAGCCTTACATAGTCGTTTATTTTTGGAAGCGGACTGCGTGATTAACAGCATAATAATTAGGAGATAGAGAAATGGCACATAGACCAGGACATAGACCAGGTGGTGGCTCAAGAAGAGGGCAATTTGGTAGATCACAAGGCGGAGCATCAGACCCACAGGGAAACAGGTATCGTAATATGGGTGGTGTTGCAGGTGGATATGGTGAAAAGCGTAGAGGTGGCTGGAATTTCCCTCTAGGTGGTCTACTTGCTGGTAAAGGGAGTTACGCTGGCTTTTCAGAAGATGATTTAAACCGCCACCTAAAATACGACGAAGCTATTTGGGAAAGGTCTACTCCTGATGTTACTGGTGTAGGTGGTAGTGTCCGTTGGGATAGAGATAAAAATATGGTTACTTCTACCCTATCGCCTGAGAACCAAGCTATCTACGATGCTATGAAAGAAAGGCAGTTGATGTTTGGAGAACAGGCAACTAATATGGCAAGTGGTGGTTGGGAAGATGCCCAACAAAAAAGATTCGACCAAAAAAGAGCACTTTATGCTGGTGAAGATGCAAGAGAAGCGGCTATAAGAAGAGAAAGACAATATGCTACTGGTGCATCTACAACAGGTATGTTTGCAGAGGATGCAAGAGTTGCTGCAAATCTAAATCAAAGAAATATGTTATTGGAAGAAGCTGCCTTTAACGAATCTCAAGGACTTATTGATTCAGCCCAGCGTAGACAAGGTCTTGATATTGATTCGATGAGGACTTTAGGTGAAGTTGCAAACAGTATGATAGTTACACCAACACCTAATACGGCTGGCAATATGGATAAAGTTAGTATAGCATCTACAAATTGGGCAGATGCCCTAGCTATGGATGCCCTCAAAAAACAACAAGGCAAGAGTAAATTTTGGAATTCTATCTTGGGTGGTATATCGGGTGGAATGTTTACATAAGGAGATAATATGGCAGTAAGTGATTATAGTATGTTTGATGTGCAGGCAGCAAATGAACAACAAAGGCATAAAACCGCATACGAAGCATCTCAGATTCCACGAGGTCGTGTGCCAATTTATGCCTCATCCGTAGGTGGTGATTTATACAATGAAGGTCTTATGGGATTGGCTGGACTGTTGGGAGGTACGCCTGACCCAGCAACGGCTAAACAACGAGCCATTCTTGAGATTCAAGAAAGATTTCCTGACCCAGATACTTTTGAAGAGTTTATGGATCTTTACAATGCTTTAAGAATGGGTGGATTCTACGAGTTTGCCGAACAAGCATTAAAGGCTGCTAATGAGATAAAAGGAGCTGGAGATTCTTCTCAAACAATGACTAATTATATGCAAGACCTTCGTGACATTGCCCAGTTTCAACTGTCTTGTGATTTTAACGATCCAGAATGTGCTAAAAAGGCTCAACAACTTTGGTTAGACCAAAAAAGAGCAGGACCAGAAGAAAGATATGCTGGTAGATACGCTGAAGCAGATGCACAAGCATTTTCAGAAGATTTAACTGCATCTAAAGATATGTACTCTAAGGCTTTGTATTATGGAAAGACAATTGACCAATCTTTAGGGTTTTTAGAAGAAGGTCTATACACAGGTCCAGCTGCAGACATATTCAATGCAGTCAGAAAAGTAGGAGTTGCATTTGGAATTGCTGAACCAGACTCGGTTGCTGAAGCAGAACAATTTAAAGTCAACTCAATGAAAGCTATTATGGCTTGGGTTCAAAAGACTAAGGGTGCTATTTCTGAAGCCGAGATGAAACTCTTTGCGGATGCCTCAGAAGGATTAGAAAGATCTGTTGCTGGTAACAAGTTGATACTTTTAACCGCAAAAAGTTTGGCCGAATATCAAAAAAATCTACATAAAGAAAGAGTTAGGTGGTTACAAGATATAGAAAACCCAACTCGCCTTAAATGGGAGGCACACCTTATGGAGTGGAATGAAACTAATGCAAATATTCTACCTACAGCAGAAGAAATAAAAGCTGCATTAGAACAAGTGCCAAGCGAACAAGCCATTATTGAGTCAGATGAAATAGTAATTGAAGCAGTTAACTAAACGGAGATTTTAATGGTTGAAGAAAGAAAATCTTATAAAATTACAGACCCTATTTATGGTCGAGTAATTACTGTTACTACAGATAAGCCAATGACCGCAGAATTGGGTATGCAATATCTAAAACAGACTTTTGGTGGAAAACTAACATTTGACGATCTTGCTAATGATTCAAATTACTTAACCGACCTTAAAGCAGAGCATTATAAATCTTCAAATGATAAATGGGAAGGCACAGACCAGGATCTTATTGAGAAAGATTTTGAGTATTGGAATATGGTTGAAAACAATCTAGCTGTTGGTGGTGTAGAGTTAGCCACAACATTTGCTAATCTTGACCAAAAAGATGCTCAAAGAATGTTGCGTAGATATGATGTTTACGACAGAACCGCAGCTACTGGTGAGGGTTCTAGGTCTGGATGGGAACAGTTTAAAGGTGTTTCCAAAGCAATGCTAACAGACGCTACAAATTACGCAGGCGGTATTGGTATATTTAAACTTTTAGCTACTAAGCTGGGCGGTAAAGGTGCTATGCGATTCATATTAACAAAGATTGCCGCACCTTCTGCCATTGGTGCGACATACGCTGGTGTAGCTAATTATGAAAACCAAAAAATGAAAGAACAGCTTGGTGAAAGAGATAGTATTGATCGTGGTGAGCTTGGAACAAATATAGCAGTCGGTGCTGCGGTTGGTCCTTTAGCTACCCCTGCTGTTAAGGTTATTGGAGCAGCAGGTAAAGTGCTTAAACCTAGTAGTTGGAAAAGTGGAGTTGCTGGTACAGAAAAAGCAGTTATGGAAACTCTAGGTGGTGCTAAAGCAGCACAAGAAGGAGTTATTGATGCTGGTAAAAAAGAATTACAACAGGGTGGTGGTCATGCAAGTGCCTCTGAAGCAGCAAGTGCTGGTTTAAGTGATGAACTAGCAATAATTAATAAAAACTTTGACGAGGCATATACAAAATTGGGTGAACTTGATGTTAGACCACAGGAAATTAATGCCTTCTTACAAAAAATATATAACTCAGGTATTAAGAAAGGGGCATTACTTGATCTTGAAGATGCTGTTAGATTAATGCAAGAGGGTAAATTAAGTCCTACAGATGCGTTAAGACAAATTAAAAGATCGTTAGGGGATGCTGGTTTTAGTGGAGATTTTAAAGCCTCTACCAATATATTAAAACGATTAAAAGAAGAAGCACAAGCATTATTTACTAAAGCAGCTCATCGCTCTAATAAGGGTAAAGAGGTTGCGGAATTAGATGCCGCTTATTCTGATTTTCTGGGAATAGACAAAAAAATTAAACAGTCTGCTAGTTCTGAATCCAAAGTTTCAAGTCTTATTGCAAGTATTACAACCTCGCCCAAAAAATCATCTTCTTTAATTAAGGAGTATTTAGCCGATATTAATAAAATTGGGAAACACTCAGGCAATGAAAACTTTGCTAACGATCAAATAGACCTTTTAAAATCTTCTTTATCTGAACACATGTTTAAATCTCAAAGTGGTGCTTTTAAATCTTTTGTTGGTACTGCATCTGGTAGAAATACTTTAAAACAACTTTACCCAGACATAAGCGAAAAAACATTTCAGAATTGGGCAAAAATCCTTGAAAACTCATCAAGACATGGTGGAGCTTCTACATTCTGGGGTAGGATGTTA